CGTCGTCGACGAGGTGATTACCTATGCCTGGGTCGATTTCGACGACGGCGCTCCGACGCGCACGTTCATCTGCACAACCCCCAATCAATGGAACTACCCGGCGAAGGATCGGTCCGGGCATCTCCAACAATTCGAGCAGCCCCATCTCGGCAAATTGCTCAAGAAGCTTTCGGCGAAACCCGCGGACGGCGGGTTCGTCGATCTCAAGACTGAGACCGTCCAATTATCCAAGTGAAAGCGAAAGTGAGGTAAGTCATCATGACGTTCGATTACAACCAAGCCGGCGAACAGCGATCGTTCGACGTCATCCCCGACAAGACGGTCGCCGTCGTCCAACTGACTATCAGACCCGGCGCCGCCGGGCCGGACGGCATTCTTCGCCGGTCCAAGACCGGCGAGGCCGAGATGCTCGACTGTGAGCTGATCGTCGTAGGCGGTCCCTACGACAAGCGAAAATTCTGGGAGCTCATGACGCTCTCAGGAACGACCGACGGCCATGCCCAGGCCGCCGATATCTCGCACAGCAAGCTCAGAGCCATTCTCGAATCCGCCCGCGGGATCAAACCGACGGACGTGTCCGAGGCGGCCAAGAAAGCCCGCGTCGCCGAGTATGCCGACTTCGACGGCATCCGCTTCGTCGCCCAGATCGGCGTCGAACCCGCGAAAGGGGACTACAGGGCGAAGAACTTCCTCGCCCAGGTGATAACCCCGGACCGGAAAGAGTGGCAGCCCGTCGAGCAAGCCGCCAAGCCGGCGGAGCCAGCGAGACCGGCCAGCAACGTGATCGTGAAGCCGGCGTGGGCGTAATGACCAGGAAGGGAAGGCTCCGTCCCGTATCGCCGAGCGCGATCGAAGATGTGTGGCAGCGGCGTGCGACCGCCGTCGCCATCGAGAAGGCCCGCGCCCTCGTCAGCGGGGGCGCGCTCAAACCTAAGACGCCGGTCGAACGATTGTCTGACGTCGAGTGGGGGTGGATTGTCGCGAACATATTGTTCGGCTGGATCCACACCCGCGCCGAGCAAGCAACGAACACCGGCGTTGGCTCGGACCGATACATCCGCGACACCGGGCTCGACCCTGACCCGTGGGATGTCGGCGCGATCGCCTCGATCCTGCCCGAGCTCGCGAGGCCCGAGGTCGATTGGACCAAGTCGCTCGCCGAGTTCTCGCGCGAGGAGATGATCGAGTTCCTTGGCGACGCCTTCAACCTGATCCGCAAGGCGATGCGCGCCCGCGACAAGGGGGAGAAACGGGTCACGCGCAAAGCGCCGCGAGGCACAGCCGCGGAGCCGGAACCGGATTGGGACGACCCGATACCCGAGCAGTACCAGTGATGCCTGACTTTAACCGCACCGAATTGTCGGCCGCCCCGGTCAGCGTCGCGATCAACGCGCTGCTCGAAGAGAGCTCGCGGGTGAACGCCGAGCAGACCCGCGGCTACCTCGGCGCGAGCGCGATCGGGCACCCGTGCCAGCGGAAGATCCAGTACGATTGGTTGTGTGACCCGGCGCACCCGCTCCGGCTGCGCGACGTGTTCGACCGCGGGCATTTCTTCGAGCGGCAATCCCGCGAGCATTTCGAGCGGGCCAAGTTCCAGTTCGCCGCCGCCGACAAGTTGAGATTCGAGGCGCTCGACGGGTGGCTGCGCGGCCACGCCGACGGCATCTTCGTCGCCGGCCCGAAGCTACCCGACGCTGGCTACCCGGCGCTCTGGGAGCACAAGGCGGTCAACACGAAGGGCTGGCGCGCGCTGGAGCGCGACGGCCTCGAAAAAGCGTATCCGGCCTATGCCGTGCAGGTCGCGCTCTATCAGCTGCACCTCGGTGCGAGCGACAACCCGGCGATCTTCACCGTCGTCAACGCCGACACCTGCGAGCGGCTTCATCTGCTTGTTCCGTTCGACGCCGAGCGGGCGCGCGCCTGGACCAGCCATGCCGCGATAATCATCGAGGCGACCCGGGCGGGTGAGCTCCTGCCTCGATTCACCGACGACCAAAATCACTGGCGCTGCCGATTGTGCGGTCACACCGGGAGATGCTGGCGATGAGTATCGACCCGGTGACTGGCAAGCTCGGCAAATTTGCTGAAGATGCTCTCCTCACCCCAGGACGGCGAAGTCCTCGCCGCCGCGCGGGCGCTTGTGCGGACGCTCCAAGTTGCCGGCACCGACGTCCACGAGCTCGCCGAGCGCGTCGAGGGGCGGAAGCTCTCCGAAGCCGAGATGCGGACGATCTACGACGCGGCATACCGGGAAGGAAGGTCGGCCGCCGAGGCCGACAAGGGCTTTAGCCAAGTCGGGCCGAACTGGCACGACATGGCGGTCGATTGCCGCGACCACGACGACGGCCGCCTCACCCCGCGCGAGCGTGAATTCGTGGACGACATGGTGCGTTGGACCCTCCACCGCGAGCCGTCAGAGAAACAGGCGAAATGGCTGCACGTACTCTACGTCCAGCTCGGGAAGAGGCAGCGATGACCGACAAGCCGAAGACCTATAACGGCGACCTGGCGAACTTGCCGCCCGCGCTCGCCCCGCTGTGCCAGATCGACCATTGGGTCGTGTGGCGCTGGGAGCTGAAGAATGGCAAGTGGACCAAGCCGCCTTACATGGCGGCGAATCCCGGCCGGCACGCCGCAAACAACGACCCGGCGACCTGGGCGAGCTACCAGGCGGCGGCTACCACGGCACAGAACGGCAAGGTCAACGGCATCGGGTTCGCCCTGCCCGGCACGCCGTTCGATGTGGTCGACCTCGATCATTGCGTTGACCCTGGCACCGGTAAAGTCGACCCGTGGGCACAAACCTGGCTCAACGCGGCGAACGGCTCCTACGTCGAACGCACCCCGTCCGGCGAGGGGCTGCGCATCATCGGTTTCGCGCCCCCGTTTCCCGTTTCTCAAAAATTTTCCGTTTCTCAAAACGGGAAAAACGAGGGAAACGGGAAAAAACCCGGAGCTATGCGGAAACTGCATAGGAAGTGGGAAGTCACGGATGCCGGCGCACGGGAAGGCGCCGCGATCGAGGTTTACCGGAGCTGCGAGCGCTACATCACCGTGACCGGCCTGCAGGTCGGTGCCTGCGCAACGCTGGGCCAGACAGATGATCTACTCGAGAAGATCGCGGCGACCTATGACGCGAAGAAGAGCGGCGGCGGGTTCGACTACAACAAGACCGGTAGGCAAAACAGCTCGATCGACTACGAAGACGTGATCCAGAACGGCGCGCCCGCCGGCAGCGACGTGAGCGCCGTATTCCACAGCGTCGTAGGCCACCTCCACGCCAAAGGCATGTCGGTCGACGAGATCGTCGACGAGCTCTCAAAATGGGTCAACGGGATCGGACAACGCTATGCCGGGCGCCTGCGAGGGGAGATCGAGCGGTCGTTCGAGAAATGGCAGCGCAAACGCCGAATCGAAGCGCCGGCGTCCGAGCCGGACGAGGAAGCCAATTGGGAGGCCGTGGACAAGAATGGGATCCCGCGTCCGACCTGCGCGAATGCGCGCCGGGCAATCCGCGCGCTCGGCATCGAATGCCGCTACGACGTGTTTCACGACAAGCTGCTGGTCGCAAGCGAAGCGATCAGGCGCCGCAGCAACCTGGATCAGACCGTCCTCATCTTGCGCACCAAGATCCACAAGGCCTGGAGATTCGACCCCGGCACCAAGAACACGATCGACGCCGTCGTGCAGCTGTGCCTGGAGAACGAGTTCGACCCGGTGCTCGACTATCTCGACGCGCTCAAGTGGGACCGCATGCCGCGGCTCGACCGGTGGCTGACCACGTACCTCGGAGCCGCTGACACCGAGCTCAACCGCGAATTCGGCCGCCTCGCGCTGCTCGCGGCGGTGCGCCGCGTCCGCCGACCAGGAACCAAGTTCGACCCGATCATCGTGCTCGAGGGACCGATGGGCACCATGAAGAGCATGGCTATCGAGACCATGGCCGGCACCGAAAACTTCAGCGACCAGACCATCCTCGGCGCGCGCGACCGGGAGCAGCAGGAGCTCCTCGCCGGCGTGTGGCTCTACGAGATCGCGGAACTGTCGAACATCCGCAAGACCGAGGTCGAACACCTGCGCGCCTTCGCCTCGCGCACGCACGACCGCGCTAGGCCGGCATACGGGCGCACACGGATCGACCAGCCCCGCCGCTGCGTCCTGTTCGCCACGACGAACGACGACCGCTACCTCAAGGCGCCCGACCGCCGGTTCTGGCCGGTCAAGACGACCACGATCGACATCGCGGCGCTCCGCCGCGGCCGTGACCAGCTGTGGGCCGAAGCAGCCGCACGCGAGCCGGGGGCCTCGATCGGGTTGCGACGTGAACTCTGGGACGCCGCCGGTGCTGAACAGGCGGAGCGCGAGGAGGCCGACCCGTGGGACGACATCCTCAGCCAAGTGACCGGAACCGTGGAACAGGGCGAAGAACGCATCTCAAGCATCGACCTGCTCTCAATCGTGCTCGGAATCCATCAGAGCAAGCAATACGATCGCGACTACAAGCGCCTCGGGCGATGCATGCGACGGCTCAAATGGGATGGGCCGAAGAAGATGAAGATCGGCGACAAGGAAACCAAGGGGTATTCCCGCGGGAACCGCTAGAACCGGCGACGAACAAACACCGGTTCGCGAGTTAGGCCGATGAAATAAGGGTTTGAACTGGTTTGAACCAGTGGAACTGGTCTTTATAAAGATCATAACGGTAATAAGTTGCAAAACAGCGTTTGAACCGGTCCACCGGTTCGCGCGCACCAGCATCCACCCCTTAGGTTTTTCCCATCGTCGCCGATTTGAGGCGCCCTGCCCCTCTGCCCGTAAGCGGTTATTACTGGCCGCGCTTGTGAAAAGCCCGAAACGGTCGTAGCTTCTGGCGAATCACCCGCATCGGGTAACGCCGACGGGTATCGAAAGCGCACGTTTGGAGAGGCCGGGAATTTGTCCGAGATCGCCGCCGAAGTGCCGCCGAACTCCGTCGCCCGGTTCAACGTCCCGGGGCGGAAGGTCGTGAACAAGACCGACAACGGCGGCGGCGCGGCCACCGTTCGGCCGAGGATCCAGCGGCAGGGCTACACGCGGTTCCTGACGCTCTCGGACCTCGACGCCAGGACCAAGGCGGCGCAACGGGCGCGGCAGGTCCTGAGCGCGATCCAGACGGACCTCGGCGGCGAGGATCGCCTGAGCGAGGCGCAGAAGCTGCTGGCGATGCGGTGCGCCGTCTTGGCCGTACAGGCCGAGGACTACGAGTGCAGGTTCCTGATGGGGGCTGCGCACGAGGTCCCGGATTACCTGGCCACGTGCAACAACCTTCGCCGCCTGCTCGCCACGCTCGGCCTCGAGCGCCGGGCGAGGGACGTGACTCCGTCGCTGCGCGAGTACCTGGCGGAGAAGGCAGAGCCGTGAACATCCTCGAGGCCATCGCCGACCCCAAGCTCTTTGGGCCGCACTTCCGCGGGGGCTCGTGGTCGGCCTGGTACGCCTTCTTGGCGGCGATGTTCGGCTTGGGGCTGTCGGATGCCGAAGCCGGGGTCTTCCGGGCCTGCACGGGCCGCGCCACGGCGCCGAGCGGCGGGTTCAGCGAGGCGTGGCTGGTCTGCGGCCGCCGCGCTGGCAAGTCTTTCATCCTGGCGGTGATCGCGGTCTTCCTGGCGTGCTTCCACGACTATCGCCGATATCTCGGCCCCGGCGAGCGCGGCACCGTGATGGTGATTGCGACGGACCGGCGGCAGGCGCGGGTGATCTTCCGCTACATCCGGGGGCTGATGCGGGCCTCCGAGATGTTGTGGATGCTGGTCCAGAGGGAGCTGGCGGACCAGCTCGACCTCGACAACGGCGTGACCATCGAGGTGCAGACGGCGAGCTTCAAGACGACGCGCGGCTACACGATCGTTGCAGCGCTGTGCGATGAGATCGCGTTCTGGCCGAGCGAGGATGCGGCCGATCCGGATTACGCGGTCTTGGATGCTTTGCGTCCGGGCATGGGGACGATCCCGAACGCGATGCTCTTGTGCGCGTCGAGCCCGTATGCGCAGCGCGGGGCTTTGTACGACGCGTTCCGCAGGTGGCATGGACGCGAGGGTGCGTCCGCGCTGGTGTGGCGCGCGGAGACGCGGACGATGAATTCGACGTTCCCGCAGCGGACGATCGATGAGGCGATGGAGCGGGACCCGGCTTCCGCTTCCGCCGAGTACATGGCGGTGTTCCGGCAGGACGTCGAGGCGTGGGTCTCGCGCGCGGCGGTCGAGGCGTGCGTGGCGCCTGGGGTGCTCGAGCGCGCGCCGATGACGGGCCAGCACTATTTCGGCTTCGTGGACCCGAGCGGCGGGGGCGTCGGACAGCATGACGATGTCTGTTTCGCATCCTGACCGCGCGGCAAAGTGCGCCGTTCTTGACTGTTCTCGTGAAAAGCGGGCGCCGTTCTCGCCTCAGGCTGTGGTCGAGGAATTCGCGGCGGTGTTCAAGAGCTATGGGATTCGCCGGATTGTCGGCGACCGCTACGGCGGTGAGTTTTGCCGCGAGCCGTTCCGGGCGCAGGGCATCGACTACCAGGTTTCAGAAAAGCCCAAGTCGGACATCTACCGCGACGTGCTTCCGGTGCTCAACAGCAAGCGGTGCGAGCTGCTCGACCTGCCGAGGTTGACGGCGCAGCTGTGCGGGCTCGAGCGGCGCACGAGTCGTGGCGGCAGGGACTCGATCGACCATCCGCCGGGCGGCCGGGACGACGTGGCGAACGCCGCGTGCGGGGCGCTCTTGCTCGCGTCCGGCGGCCGCGGGCCGCTCGTTATCCCCAGGGCTGCGCTCGCGCGGGCCGCGCAGCCGACGCCGTTTTCTCGAGGATGGCGCGCGGTCCCGTGGTGAGCCCTGATTAGACGGCCGAGTCCTGGTGGAACGCGCGGCCGATGGCCTTGCCATCGGCGCCGGAAAAGGTCCGCTCCTCCATAAGCGGAATTTCAATGACCCGCGCGGGACGTCTCAGTTGTGCCCAGAATCGGACGTTTGGTTTTGCACTTAAGGCCTGAGCCCTGGTCCCGCGTCAGTCGGCTGATTTTGAGCTAGATCAAAGACGGAGCTTCAGGCAAGCGCGTTAGGCTGTCCGATTAGAATTCTCGCCATCCGGCATGGCGAGGAGACCGTCGGCAAAATAGCCGCAGAACTGTTCCTGTCCTTGCGCTGGATCACGAGTTCCCATGATGGAGCCGCGCAACCGGGTTGTTCGAGTCACCCGCTTCGGTGATCCCGACGGGCTGGAGGTGGTCGACGCTCCCCTGCCGACCGCCGGCCGGGGCGAGGTGCGGGTCCGCGTGCTCGCCTCGAGTCTTAACTACACCGAGGTGTTGATCCGGCGCCACCTGTACCCGCAAACGATGCGCCTCCGGCCGCCGTTCGTGATGGGCTACGACGTCGTCGGGGAGATCGATCAGATCGGCGATGGCGTGCGCGACTTTCAGATTGGCGACCGTGTGGCGGACATGACGGTGGTCGGGTCGAACGCCGAGTATCGCACGCTCCGGGCGGACGATGT